ATTCTTGCTTGGAGTGTTTTTTCAGAAGATCCGCAAGCAAAAGAAAAATTAGATATGTTTTTTCATTACTTTAATAATTTCCCAGATTTTTATAAATGGCTTGTGGTTGGTATATTCGGTGCTATATATGGATTAAAGCCGGGAATAGATTTAATAAGAAGTAATAAAAAATAAATTATGGACATTATTACATTAAGTGATAAAATACGTAAAACGATAAGAGACAAAAGGGAACAATTGACGGAATTAATCACGTCTGGATCTGCAAAAGACATGGAACAATATAGACATCTAATTGGACAATTAGATGCATTGAACTTTATAGAACAGGAATTAAGTAACCTGCTGGAGAAACAAGAAAATGACGACTGATAATTTAATAGGAAAAGCAAAACTCACAAAGGTTTCAAAGCCTTTATATATACCTCGCCACTTAGCAGTTAAAAGAGCTCAAGAATTAAAAGCACAAAAAGAAAAACCAATAGAAACCAAACTTATTCCAGAAGAAAAACAAGTTATGGAGCGAATGGAAAAGGAAGCAAAAATTTTTAAAGATTATAGAGTAGGTGATTTAAGATCGAGATTGCCAAAGCCAACAGGATGGCGTATATTAGTTATGCCATATAGACGAAAAGAAAAAACCAAAAAAGGTATAATTTTACCCGATCAAGCTTTAGAAAAAGAACATGTGGCAACAGTATGTGCTTATGTTTTAGAAGTGGGTCCGGATGCGTATAAGGATAAAGAGAAATTTCCCGAAGGACCGTGGTGTAAAAAAGGAGATTGGATTATCTTCGGCAGATATGCCGGCGCAAGAATCAAAATAGATGATGGAGAACTTCGTTTGTTAAATGATGATGAAATTTTAGCAACGATACAAAAACCAGAAGATATTTTGCATATGACTTAAACATTGTTGAAGGAGGAACAAAACAATGCCTAAAAAAGAAGCTGTAAGTAAAGAACCAATGGTTGATATAGATACCAGTGGTGAATCAGTAGATGTTGAATTAAAAGATAAAGATTCAGAGACTACTGCTAAAAAGGAAGATGAGACACCGAAAGTTGAGATAAAAGAGGAAGAGGTAAAAGAAGAAAAAGAAACGCCTGTTGCTCCAACCGAAGGTAAAGAGGATAAAGAAGATAAAGAGGAACCGGAGGAGGAGTTTAAAGACTACTCAAAGAAGGTAAAAACTCGAATTGATAAACTAACCCATAAAGTTCGTGAAGCAGAACGAAGAGAACAAGCCGCAATGGATTTTGCGACTAAAGTAAAAGACGAACAGGATAAATTAAAAACTCAATTTCGTTCTTTAGACGAAGATTACTTGACTGAATTTGAAAGTCGTGTATCATCTGGTAAAGAGTCTGCTACAGTTAAATTAAAAGCAGCCATAGAAGCAGACGATATTGATAAACAAGTTGAAGCCCAAGCAGAGATAGCTAGATTAGCCGTGGACGCGGATAGATTAGCGGCTGTAAAGGCAGATCAAAAAGCTCATGAGGAACGAGTGAAACAAGGGCTAGAGCCAACACAACAACAAGCTCAACAAGCTCAACAATTTGCTCAACCACCTAAACCAGATCCTAAGGCAGAAGCCTGGGCAAAAAAGAACAAATGGTTTGGGCAGGATCAAGCCATGACCTATGCCGCATTTGGTATACATAAAGGAATGGTAGAACAAGAAGGATTTGATCCTTTATCCGATGAGTATTACGTGGAAATAGATTCCCGTATAAGAACAGAATTCCCTCACAAGTTTTCGAATGATTCGAAAACTGTCAAGGAAGGCGCCAGAAGCAAGAAACCCGTCCAGACTGTTGCTTCTGCAAATAGAACCGCTAAAACTGGACGTAATACTGTGAGACTCACACCATCACAAGTCGCAATCGCGAAAAAGTTGGGTGTGCCACTTGAAGAATATGCTAAATACGTGAAGGAGGACGCATAATGAAACAAACTGATAAAACACAAAAAACCCCACGCAGCGAGACAACTAGAGAAGCTACTTCCAGAGTAAAATTTTGGAAGCCACCTAACTCTCTCGAGGCACCAGAAGCTCCAGCAGGATTCGTCCATCGCTGGATCAGAACGGAGGTCTTGGGACAGGATGATGCTAAAAATGTCCATTCTCGTTTACGAGAAGGATATGAACCTGTAAGAGCGGAAGAGTATCCAAACTTTAAAGCTCCTACCATTATAGATGGCTCTATGAAAGGAGTTATCGGTGTAGGTGGATTAATCTTGTGTCGTATTTCAAAAGAACTTGTTGCACAAAGGAACGCCTATTATAGAAAGCGTACTGAAGGACAACAAGAAGCTGTTGATAACGAACTCATGAAAGATGAGCACCCTAGCATGCCAATCTCTAAAGAAAGGCAATCTCGTGTTACTTTCGGTGGTTCAAAAAAATCAGATTAATCTGATTTTTCGAAACGCCCTTATCATATTATTAACCCCTTAACGAAAGTTAGGGTTTTAGAGGATATACTAAAATGGCAAACAAAGATGCCCCGTTTGGTTTTATTCCTGTTAGAATGGTCGGCGGAGCTTATTTTTCCGGCGGTCAAGATGAATATGACATAGCTGATGATTACAACACCGCTATTTTTTCTGGTGATATTGTTGAACTGCATACTGATGGTACAATTACTATTGGTGCAGCTGGACAAACTAACCTGATTGGTGTTTTCAATGGCTGTTTCTATACTACTGACGGGGGAGTACCAACGTATTCTAATTATTGGCCTGCTAGTCAATCTTCCTCTGATGCTAAAGCATTTATAATAACTGATCCAAATGTTGTTTTCGAAGCTCAAGAAGACAGCACTGAAATAGGAAGCACAGCAACTCATCCAGCGCAAGTTGGAAGTAACGCTGACTTCGTAAGCACTCATGCTGGAACTACTTCTAACGGTAGATCCAAACAAGAGTTGGATTCAAGTACTATAACAAATGCCGCAGCAAATTTACGTATTATAGGTAAATCTACAGACCCAGAGAACAGTGATGCTACTTCAGCTAACTGTAACTGGTATGTCAGATTCAACGAACACCTACATTACGATAATGTTGCAGGTATATAGGAGGATAACTAATGGCAATATCTAGATCACAACTCGCTAAAGAACTGGAACCGGGACTGAACGCCCTTTTCGGTTTAGAGTACGACAAATATGATAAAGAACACCTTGACGTTTTTGATGTAGAATCATCTGACAGAGCTTTTGAAGAAGAAGTAATGTTAGCTGGTTTTGGTAATGCAGAAACTAAACCAGAAGGTTCTGGAGTGAATTATGACACAGCCCAAGAAGCTTGGACTGCTCGTTATAACCACGAAACAATCGCTCTGGCTTTTGCAATTACAGAAGAAGCTGTCGAGGACAATCTTTATGATAAATTAGCTGGTCGCTACGTTAAAGCGCTGGCTCGTTCAATGAACAACGCAAAGCAAATTAAGGGCGCTAATGTTCTTAATAGAGGCTTTAACTCATCTTATACAGGCGGAGACGGTAAGGAGCTTTTAGCTACTGACCATCCAACTGTAACAGGTGGCGATTTCAAGAATGAACTAACAACTGCTGCTGATCTTAATGAAACTTCATTAGAGCAAGCATTGGTTGATTTAGCTGACATGATTGATGAAAGAGGATTAAAAGTGGCTGTTAAAGCTACCAAAATGTTAATCCCATCAGAACTTGTATTTGTAGCTGAAAGATTATTACAATCTCAATTACGTACAGGAACCGGTGACAATGACATCAATGCAGTTAAAAGTTCAGGAATGGTACCAGGAGGTTATGTAGTAAATCACTATTTAACTGACTCTGATGCTTGGTTCTTGAAAACTGATGCACCTAATGGCTTAAAAGTTTTCGAAAGAAGTCCACTAAAGACTTCAATGGAAGGCGATTTTGACACAGGTAACATGCGTTACAAGGCTCGCGAAAGATATTCTTTCGGTTGGTCTGACCCAAGAGGAATTTTTGGTTCACCAGGAGCTTAATGACTTTGTGGAAGGGCATTTATGTCCTTCCACTTATTTACTAGGACTTATTAATATTATACCGACTGACCTAGCAGACAATCGTAGAAGCGACGGTATAAATTTAATCTACGGAGGATTAAACAAATGGCTAAAACAACTTTTTCTGGTCCAGTTAGATCGGAAAATAATTATAAAGTAGTAAGCAAAACTGCATCTACAGGCGTCATTCATGACAGAACAATGGGTTCTGGTGTGAAGGATTCTAGAAGATACTACTTAGAAGAATGGTTTAAGCAAAGACCAGGACTTAATGCAGTGAATGTCATTGATCCAGATGCAAATGACGCAACAGCGTTGGCAGTTACTCAAGCTGCAAACAAAGACTTTGAAGTTCTGGGAACTAACATGACAACTGCTTTGGTTACTTTTTCCACAACACACGGCGGTATCTTAATGACAACTGCTGGTGCTGATGAGGATCAAGCAATTCTTTTACCTCATTTAGATACTGTTCAAACAGCTTGGACTGGTACAACATGGGGAACTGAAAACTCAGTTGAATGGGAATGTTCAATTTCTTTACCTGCACTTGATAATCAAAAAGTGTGGGCTGGTTTAAAAGAAACAGGAACCGCTAACGGTCAATTAGTTGCAACTGATGATGATCAAGCATATTTTAAATATCAAACAGATGCTACTAACAGTGAAGCGTTTACTGATTTTACTAAATGGCACTTTGTTCATAGTATTGGTGGGACTGATTATATTAGTCAATTACCAATTACTGTTGCAGCAGATACGCCTTACCATTTAAAAATCGTTATAGATAGTGATAGAAAAGCTACTATTTTTGTAAATGGTATTCAGTATAATATAACAAGCACCTCTGGTTCTACTGGTGGTACTGCGGTAACAACAGTTCAACCAAGTAAATCACCAACTAAGTCAGCAGCTTTGACTAATGATGTGGATTTAAAACCCTTTATTGGTATTGAAGCAGGCGACG